TCAAAGGCGGGGATCTATACATCAACCTTGGTGATATCACCAATATTCATTGATTCATCAACACCGTGAATTGCTGCATATGATTTGGATGCATACTTGTCAATCTCACAATATCCAACCAATTCATATGGTATTTCTAATCTGTCTAGTGCCTTTTCAAAAGCACCTATACCTGAAAATAGGCTTAATAATTTCATTTTGTGTCACCGAAGGGAAACCATGGTTTTTTTGTCCGGACAACCTTTTTTCCTTTCGATTTGTTTTATTTATGAATAATTATCTGCAAGTTTTTCAATCTTGCTTATACTCCATGTAGTACCTTCAAGTTCCGTGTATATCTTTTCAAGAACTTCATCATCAAGACTTCCAACAGTTTCATTGATTGTTCTCCACAAGAACGGATCATCATGCATTCTTTTCACCTTCTTCCTATATTTCCGGAAGTATCAAATCCGGTTTTCTTTTATCTTGAACCTGCTTCCAAAACTTCCTTTCAGAAGATTCCAAATACTTGATATCTTCTTCCACATCAGCACGTTCAATTTTGTAGTGTTTCGTTTGCAGATAGATTTCACCATCAAATTCATACTTCAATTGTGCCTTCAAAACTGCAAATTCAAATTCCGTAACCATCAGATAATGAAGAATCTGTATGTAGTAATTATCAGGAATCCTGTGATTCCATTTTTCCTTTTGCATTGATTGAAGGATATTGGTTGTCTTGCATTCCCAAATGCCTTTTCTTCCATCCTGATCAATCAGCCATCCATCAAGGGATGCATGTGCAAATGGATATTTGTCATTCAGCCACATATTGTTTTCTTCATAAAAAAGTTCATATTCCGGATAATCTAGCTTGAACAATTCACGCAAATACTGTTCTGCTTCTGTGCCATATTTCACATAAGGTTTGTCAGAAATATCTTCCGGAATAAGCTGACCTGTTTTAATCTGCCACAATTCAACATTTGTCTTATATGGATTCATTCCAATAATTGAAGCAGCTTCTGATCCGCCTATCCTGTCACGATTTGCAAGCCATTCATCACGGTCTTTCAACACTTTCATTTCAATCATCCGAATCCACACTTTCCAAGAAGTCTTCCCTTATGTCATGCCAAAAATCAAATTCGCATCCTTCACATATCCACTGTGAATTGTAGTAAACAGCCTTTTCCTGCTGTATTGGTTCGCCACAGCATTCACACACCGGAAGTCTTTCCAATTTCTTTTCCTGTGCTGCATCATATCTTTCAAAATCAGCAACCGGATCGTTTGTAAAACTCATATATATTTCTCCTTTTTATTCCCCTGTCAATCCCATCAAATAAATTGATATGATAATGACTATTGCAACTAATCCTGCTTTCATACTGACTACCCTTCCGCTTTCATGATTTGCATATATACATAATCACCATATGAACCAATCCATTCTTTGCATCTTTCAAGTGTGCCACAGTAAACATCAACTGATTTTCCGTTCCGGATGCTGTCACCGATTCCATCACCATCTGTATCAATTCCTGCACCTGTGTCCAAGAACTCATAATATCCAATGAAGTTTTGGTCTTCGTCATAAAGAAGTGCTATATATCCCTTGTTGCACCACTCACGTTTTCCTGCAATGATGCCTTCCCTGACAGGTTGTCCGGATGCTGTGATGCTTCCTTCTGTTGATGTGTAGCATGTACAGCGGATCCGTGTTGGTTCGCTGTATGCATTTGCACTTACTGATGTTTCATTTGCAGATACTGCAATTGGAGCTGCCACAAGTGAAATTGCAACACTAATTATCCATTTCGAAATGTTTTTTCTTATTCTCACCACTTTTCCTTTCTGATCTCTGCAAGATCACCATAATCCTTTCTGTTACTTCCTTTGGAACAGTAACTTTTGACATATCATCAACTACTGTTCCATCCTTTAGAATGTTTATTATTGTCATTACTGTTCCTTTCTTTGGATGCTTGTTGCATCATTGCAACATCAAAGGTAAAAAAAATTAACCTATAAAGATGTCACATGTTTCCTGCGTTGTTAATCCTAATGATTTTTTGATTTTATCAACATCACCAACTGTGAACTTGTTAAAATCATTAAGTTTTCTATAAAATGTTGCTCTGTCAATGCCTATCATTTCGGCAACCTGTTCAACATTCAACCCCCTTTCAACAATTTTTCCTTTTAATCTGTTTGCTTTCATATTTTCACTTCCTTTCTTTTTTCGTGTTGCATTGCTGCAACAAGGCTATATTAAAACTATTTCAAAATAATGTCAACACTTTTTTGTGCGATTTCGCAACAATTTGTATTTTTACTCTGCTTTTTCGTTGCATATTTGCGAAAATGATGATATTATATATACATGGAAAGGCGGTGAAAATAATGAATGTTGGTCAGAGAATAAAAGCAAGAAGAATAGAACTTGAAATGTCTATGGAACAATTGGCAAACAAGTTAGGAATAAACAGATCTACTGTATATAGATATGAAACAGGCGAAATTGAAAAAATGCCAATCGGTGTTATCAAACCAATTGCAGAAGCACTTCGCACTACACCTGCCTATCTTATGGGATGGGATCAGGAAGAAATTGATGCAGCTTCAATGCAGATTGCTGAAAAGAATGCATATTATGATTCAAAGGAATCTTTTATTGAAGAAATCAGCGAAATGGTTTTAACACCTGAAGATTTCAAAAGAATGCAACAATATGCCCAAATGATGCAGAAGGCAGATTTGCGAATCATAAGTGATTATTTCTATAAAGTATATGAACTTCAACTGACAGAAGAAGAAATTAAAGATGTATATTCATATGCTCAATTTATAAGAAGCAAACGTACATAGGCATCATATTATTTGCTTATGAAATGTAACAACAGGAGATGGGAATTTTGTCAAAATTCATCAAGAAAGTATTATCATCATTTGAACAAGATAAGGAAACAAGAATGATCAAGAAAAGAGTATTCGTATATATCCGTGTATCAACAACCGAACAGGCTGAAGAAGGTTATTCACTTGGTGAACAAGAATCAAGGCTAATCAAATATTGTGAAGCTATGGGATGGGAAGTTGTGAAGGTTTATTCTGATCCCGGATTTTCCGGAAGTTCAATTGAAAGACCTGCAATAAAAGCAATGCTGCAAGCTGTTGAAAAAGGCGAATGTGATATTGTCCTTGTAGATAAACTTGACAGATTATCACGTTCACAGTTTGACACACTTTATCTAATTCAGAAGGTATTCACCGCAAATGATGTTGCCTTTGTATCAAGAGCAGAAGCCTTTGATACATCAACACCTTTTGGAAGGGCAATGGTAGGAATACTTGCAGTGTTTGCAGAACTTGAAAGGGAAAGAATCAAGGAAAGAATGGCTGAAGGCAAAGAAGGCAGAATCAAGGAAGGCAAGTTCAAAGGCGGAAATTCTGTTTCGTATGGTTATGATTACAATATTGATACCGGACTTTTGGAAATCAACGAATATGAATCAATGGTTCTTCAAGAAATATTTGATATGATTCTTCAGCGAATCCCTTTCAATTCAATTGCAAGAATTCTAAATGAAAAAGGTTATAAATCAAAAACAAAATCAGAATGGTCAGGAACTGTCATAAAACAAATTGCAGAAAATCAGACATACATTGGAAAACAAAAACATAAAGGTGAATGGCTAGATGCAATAAATGATAAGCTCATATCAGATGAAAAATTTGCAAAGATTCAGGATATATTGGCTGAAAGAGATCGAACAAATGAAAGGTTCAAAGCAGGTAAAAAATATAATTCCCCACTTGGTGGAATGATATGGTGTGCAAATTGCAATTCGAAATATCATTGGAAAAAATGGTCAAAGAATAAATCTGTATATGTATGTTATTCAAGGTCAAAGGCAGACAAAAAGCTTGTAAAGGATCCTAGTTGCAAAAATAGATTCTATGAAGATAAAGAACTTGAACAAGCTATATACAATGAGATTCTCAAACTAAAAAGCGAAGAATTTTATATTGATAATTTAAGAAGTAGTGTTGATTCTACCGGAAAAATAGAAATAATTAAAAAGCAGATTGAATCTATCAATGATCAGATTTCAAAACTGATGGATTTATATTCATTAGGCACTATTGATATAGATGCTATCAAAGCTAAAATAAAACCACTTTCAGAAGAAAGATCGTTGCTTGAAAGTGAACTTCAAATCATTGAGCATGAAAAACCTGCTGTTATGAAGGAAGATATCATTCATCTTGTTGATGTTTTTGAACAAACACTTTTATCCGGTGATTCGACTGCCATACATGATTCAATCATGGAACTAGTAGATTATATTGAAATTGATGGGGATAATGTGCATGTGCATTGGAATTTTTAAGGCTTGAAGCCTTGATATAAAGCCAATGCACAAAAAAATGACAATGACTGCAAGTTTAATATTTCGGCTTTAACCGCTATTGCAAACTTACAGTATGGAATGGAGATGCTTACATGGATAGTATTATAATAAATGGAATGACAATCATCAAGATGCCACCTGAAATTGATAAGAATGAACATTCTAAAATAGGTGTTTATATAACTGATGGAAAAATGAAATTGAAAGTAGGATATAAAGGTAAAAACTATTATTTTGGTATTCAACAATCATTGGAAGATGCAAAAAGAATAAGGGAACTTGCTGATCAGCATATTGAAGATGGAACATTCGAAGAATGGTATAAAGAAAATCAATCAAAATATGTTCACACAAAAGCAAAGAATGGTGTCAAAGGATTGGTATATATAAAGGCAAGAGAAATCTATCATTTGTATGTAAAACATAACAACGAAAGATTTTATCTTGATAAATTCAAAGATCCGGAAGATGCTGCACTTTTAAGGGCAGAAGCTGATAGACAGATTGAAAATGGAACATTTGAAGAATGGTTCAATGAATACAAAAATAGAAAATAGGATTTCAAAATGGAAGGCACTATGTCTTCCATTTTATTTTACATTTTTTGGATGTTATTGTAGAATAATCATACAATTTGTGAAAGGAATCATAAAACTATGTGGTTATTATTTGCAATATTATCATCCGTTTTTGCTGCACTAACAGCAATTCTTTCAAAAATAGGAATTGAAAATGTCAATTCCAATCTTGGAACTGCAATTAGAACTGTTGTAGTTTTAATCATGGCATGGGGAATGGTTTTCTTGACAAATGCACAAAGCGAAATTCATGAAATCAGCAAGAAAAGTTTTGTATTTCTTATATTATCCGGATTAGCAACAGGTGCTTCTTGGCTTTGTTATTATAAGGCACTTCAGATAGGTGAAGCATCCAAGGTTGTTCCAATTGATAAATTGAGTGTTGTTATTACAATTATACTTGCTTTTGTATTCCTGCACGAAGAATTCACACCAAAATCATTGATTGGATGCATACTAATAGGCATTGGAACACTTCTGATGGTTATATAATAAAAGGGATGATTACTTCATCCCTTTTTCTAATATATCCATCCATTCTTTTTTATCAACATATTTATCACATGCATTCGATTTTGATCCGCTATACATGCAATGTTCCTTGTAAAAACAATCATTACAAGTTTTGTTTTCATACACCTTCCCATCAATCGTTGTTATCTTCACAAAATCACCCCTTTTCTTTGTCATGATATTGTTTCAATTGAACTTGCTGAAACTTCATATACAATATGTTCTTGGTTGTCTTTCACATATTCCCTGCTTTGAATCCTTCCGGTAATCTTCACATGATCACCCACATCCAAACATGATGCATATTTTGCATTCCTTCCCCAAACAACGCAAGGGATATAATCTGATTTTCCATATGGTCTGCCAACAGCAAGAATGACATCAGATATCTGCCTTCCAAACGGTGTTTCACGATATGTTGGATGCTTGCATACAAATCCATTCAAAGTTATTTCATTTAACGAATCAACTGCATCACAGAATATCACTTCATTTGCAAATACAAACAGAACTAATCTGATTTTATCTTCATCATGTCTATTATATGACCGGAACTGACCAATGATCTTGACCGTATCACCAATATTATCTTCTGTAATAGTTGCAACTCTATCGGAAACCATCACCGGAATGATATCTGATGTGTTGCTTAATCTCTCAACAGAAATATTCACAATGTAAAATCTTTCGCCTAATAATTCATGATTGAATTCAACTGATGTGATTATCCCTGAAACAGTAGTTTCGTTATTCATATGTGCTTCGCCCCTTTCTTCTACTGTATGTTTTTTCCTTTTTTATAAGGTAACAGAAAAAGATATTCGCTGTCAGTATGTGCCGATATACTATTTTTTCAAAATAATGGTAGCCAAATTTCAACCTTTAAAATATAATTTAGGTGTAAAAATTTTCACATTATGAGGAATAAAATATGGGAGAAAGAGCAGAAAGAGCAACAAGATTTGCTGAAATGCACTATCGTGCAAGAATGAGATCTAAAAAGTCACAAGAATATATGGCATTAAGCCTTGGTGTGACAAAAAGAACTATTATCAATTGGGAAAAAGGAATCAGTTCACCTTCCTTCTTTCAAAGTTTGGAATGGTTTAGAGTATTAAACCAAAACCCATTCCCTTATTATTTATCGTACATATACCCTGACGAATTGAAAGAACTTAAAGGATCAGACAGTGATAAAAAAATTGAAGAAGCTTTTGATGCATTGTGCAAACATATTTCAATCAAGGACAAACGTGCATTTTTATATATATATTATGGTAGTCACGGAAGTTCACCATATTCCTTGATTCAATTACTATTGGCACACCTGCACACACCAATTCAATCAAGAATTGCAAATGCATTCCTTGTATCACATGTCTTTTCATTGCATAAACAGCTTGATACAATCATTTGTCCTGATAACATATTGCCTGACATGGATGATCTGAACAATGCCATATTGAAGGCACAAGAAGCTGTTATGAATAATGGGGATGGATATACAAATATAGATAAACAGAATTTAATATAAAAAAAGAAGGGATGCAATCAAGCATCCCTTTTTTTATGATTCAACTATAATAGCATCAAATCCTGCTGTCTTTAGTTTTGCAACCCTTTCTTCTGCATTTGCCTTCTGACTATATGCACCACATTGAACACGATACAATTTCCCGGAAGGAACTGTTGCTGATGGTTTTGCTGCAACCGTCTGTCCGGTAATTCCCTTCACAATAGCTGTTGCCATAGATTCAGGATCATATTTCTTGACATCATCAGCATCATCCACAAAACAGCATTCCACAAGCAATGCATCTGCTTTGGTATTCTTCAGGACATACAGTGATGAATTGGTTTTCACACCCCTGTTCTTGAATCCAAGTGCAGCAATTGCCTTGCAGATATTATCAGCATATACCTTTGCACCGGATGTTGTGGAATAAATAAGCACTTCAGTTCCTGTTGTGATTCCGTTTCCGGTTTTATCATTAGCACCTGAATTGAAATGGATTGACACATCAAGATCAACCACATTTGCATTGCATTTTGCGACTATCTTCTGAAGAATATCTGATTGACTTTTTCCATCTTCAACAGTGCAATCATATACGGTGTGTCCAAGGCTTTTGAGCTTTGCAATCACTTTATCCTTAACAGCTCTATTTTCTGTTGATTCCCTGATCAGACCGACTGCACCACAAGCAGCCTTTCCATCCGGATTATGACCTGCATGAACATTGATTTTCATTTTTGAATCTTTCCTTTCTGTAATAGGATCATATTGTGTAAGATTGTATTTATTGATTA